CGACCCAACTTAGGGCTATCTCGGAGAACCTTGATCAGCCTGAACTGGCGGTAACTGGCCGTGATCAGCCGAGATTGGAGACTGTGTGGCCTGTGGCGGCTGGTTCGTTTGGGGCTGAGGTGGGGGGCTGGGCTTTACAGCATTTGGGCATTGAACTTATGGCGTGGCAACAGCGTGTGCTTGACGGTCAGTTGTTGTTTGATGACCAGTCTGATTTTTTGCATCGTATGTCTATGGTCAGCACCGCTCGTCAAAACGGTAAAACGGTTGCGTTGACGGCGCTAGTCGGGTGGTGGCTTACGGAAATGCCTAAACATCGTGGCGTACCGCAAACCGTGCTATCGACTGCCCACCGGCTTGATTTGGCGGTCATGTTGTACGACAAATTGGCTGACATTTTAGAGTTGCGGTTTGGTGCAAAACTTATGCGGTCGTACGGCCGTAATCAGGTGACTATGCCCGACGGTAGCAAGTGGTTTATTCGCGCTGCTAACTCGAGTGTTGGTCACGGTATGAGTTGCGACCTGATTGTGGCAGACGAAATTTGGGATATCGGGTCAACGGTTATTGACGGCGGTTTACTACCAGCCCAACGCGCTCGACGATCACCGTTGCTTAGTGCGTGGTCAACGGCTGGCACAGAAGCGTCAACCGCTATGCAGCGTTGGCGTGAACAGGGTTTGCGCTCGATAGATCGCGGTGAACCGTCGTCGCTTTATTTTGCTGAGTGGTCACCGCCACCAGATTTGTCGCCAATGACACCGCAGGCGTGGGCGTATGCAAACCCGGCGCTAGGCAAAACTTTGACGCTAAAAACTATTGAAGCCGAAAGTGAAAACCCTGACCGTGCGTCATTTTTGCGTGCCTCGTGCAATTTATGGGTCGCTTCGGATAAATCGTGGATTGCACCCGGCTTGTGGCCCGAATTGGAATACACCGACCCAATGCCCGACGGCGGCACAGTCGCCATAGAAACCAGCCTGACCGACGACCGATATTTTGCCACACGCGCAATCGTGCTAGACGACCGACGCACCGTTGTCACAGTCGAGTTTGTTTGCGACACTTACGACGAAATGTTGCAACACGTTGAGCGCCTAGCAAAAAACACGGCAACTAAATTTGCTATCAGCCCGTCAATCGACATTCATTGGCCATTAGCACTCGAGCGCCGCAGGGTAGTTGTCGGCTACGGCGAAATCTTAAAATTCACGCCACGCATAAAATCAATGATCCACGAAAAATTGTTGTGGCATACAGGCGAACAAATGTTGGCTGAACACGTGCAACGCGCCGTCGCCGTACGCAGTCAAAACAGTATTGCGTTATCGTCGCAACGGTCACCCGGCCCGATCGAGTTGGCTCGATGTTTGGTTTGGTCAGCGGCGCTAGCCAGCCGACCGACCGCGACAGGTAAACCGATGATCGTTGTTGCAGGTGGCTAGTATCTTGACGGGCGGCCGTTGAGTTCTTACTTTCTCGGTTGACGCTTGGCGGTCGCCTATACACAACGGTCATTTAGTTTGGTGGCATACTTAGCGCATGGGCATTTTTAACCGCACCGTCAACAAAGCAGCGATCTCACCGCAACCAACTAAAGCGGCTGCCGCTGGCGGTCTGTATATGAGCCCGAACACAAACAACACGGGCGCTGCACTCATCGGCACTTACTATTCGTATGTCGAAGGCACGGCACGCAACCGTGCAATGAGCGTGCCAACAATTAGTCGCGCACGCGATCTTATGGCGAGCGTTATCGGTTGCATGAATTTGAAAATGTATACAGAAATTTGGAACGGCAACGAAATGGAAAAAGTACCGTTAGCGCCACGCACATGGTTGCGACGTATCGACCCGACCGTGCCAAACAATTTTATTTTGTCGTGGACATTTGACGATCTGTTTTTTTATGGTCGCGCATTTTGGTATATAACAAGTCGCACCGCCGACGGCTACCCGGCTTCATACACTCGACTACCGGCAGCAATGGTGCAAACACTTGATCAGGCTGGCCCTGTGTGGTTTGCGCCGTCAAAACAAATCACGTTTCAAGGCGGCGAACTAGACCCGACAAACGTCGTACAGTTTTTGTCGCCAATACAGGGCATTGTTTATATGTCTGAACAAGCGGTTGCAACAGCGTTGAAACTTGAGGCGGCACGCTACCGCAACTCGAGCAGCGCAATACCGGCTGGTATTTTGCGACAGACAGGCGGCGAACCGTTAAGCGCACAAGAACTAGCCGATCTTGCGGCCGCATTTAACGCGGCGCGTGAAACTAATCAAACCGCCGCACTAAACGAGTACGTGTCGTACACCGAAACACAAACAAGCCCTGACAAAATGTTGCTGATTGACAGCGCCGAATTTCAAGCAATGGAAATGGCACGGCTGTGCAACATACCGCCATACCTTGCAGGTATCAGCGTCGGGTCGTATTCGTATCAGTCAAGCGCCGAAAGCCGCATGGACTTATGGTCATTTGGTGTACGCGCTTACGCAGATTGCATAACTGGCACACTAAGCCAAAACAGTATTTTGCCTAACGGCACATACGTCGAGTTTGACGTTGAAGATTATTTGACGGGTGAATATTCGATGGGTGACCAGCGAGAAACACCAACAGAAAATGAAAACGGAGTAGTATCACCAACATGATCAAATTGACCCCTTCACAGATCACGGTTGACGCAGCGGCGGCAGAGGGTTTGCCGTCGCGCTCAATCTCAGGCGTAGCCGTCACCTATGACGAAACAGCCACAGTTTTAGACGGTACAAAGGTACGGTTTTTGCAAGGGTCGTTGCCAGTCACGGGGCGCGACCCGAAACTTTATATGCAACACGACAGCAACCAAATTGTTGGCAAAGTTGTTGAGCGCGTAGACACCCCACAGGGCATGATGTTTACCGCCAAAATCAGCGCCACACGCTTAGGTGACGAGGCGTTGACGCTGGCAAATGACGGCGTAATTGACGCAGTATCGGTCGGGGTAACACCAACAAAATTTCGTTTTGACGACGACGGCACAATGATTGTCGAGGCCGCCAACTGGTCAGAATTGTCGCTCGTCAGCGAAGGCGCGTTTAGCGGCGCGGTCATCACCGACGTTGCGGCCAGCGCACCCGACACGGCAACCGTTGAGGGTATCCACCAAACCGAGCCAACAATAGAGTTAATATCAGATCAAGAAACAACAGGAGACAAAACCATGAGCGAAGCAACAGAAACACCAGTAGTCGAAGCAGCGACCGCAACCGTAGAAAAATTGTGGGCCCAACCAAAAAAAGAATTCAACTTGCCGTCAGCCGGCGAATTCATGGCCGCATACCACATTGGTGGCGACACTTTCAAAAACATGAACGCAGCCGTGCAAGAGTTTGCAAAAACTCAGCGCACCGCATTGCAAGCAGCCGCTGGTGACGTAATCACAACCGACACACCGGGTCTGTTGCCAGTACCAGTTCTTGGGCCACTTGTGCAAGATATCAATTTCTTGCGACCAGCAGTTCAAGCAGTTGGCGCACGCGCATATCCTGACGGTGGACAGTCAAAAACATTTATTCGACCAACGATCACAACACACACAAGTGTTGCGTCGCAAACCGAATTGGCTGCAGCGTCAGCAACCACAATGGTTATCGCCTCGAACAGCGTTACAAAAACAACGCTTGCAGGTCAGGTCACATTGTCGGTGCAAGACATCGACTTTACGTCACCGCCAGCAATGCAACAAATTTTGAACGACCTAATGGGCGAATATATGCTCGCGTCAGACAATCTTTGTGCAGACAACTTGTTGGCTGCAGCAACATCGTCAGGTGTTTGGGACGGCACACTCGCCGACTTGTTGACCAGCGTTTACGACGCTGCAAGCGACATTTCAACAAACCGCAACTGGATGCCAACACATATGTTTGTATCGGTTGACGTTTGGGCGCAACTTGGCAAACTTGCAGACAGCACAGGCCGACCAGTATTCCCGTTGATTGCAAACGGATTGTCAGGACAAAACGCGCTTGGCTCACTCAACGCAGGCACATGGAACGGCAACCCACTCGGACTTGAACTTGTAGTTGACAGCAACTTTGCTGCAAAAACAATGATTGTCACTCGAGTTGGTCAAGGCACAGGCGACGCATACGAGTTCTACGAGCAAATTCGTGGCTTGATGAGCGTCGAAGTACCAGCGACACTCGGTCGCACAATGTCATTTCACGGTTACGTGTCGACATTTGCTGCAATCTCTGGAATGATCCGCAAGATCACACAGGCTTAAGCAAGGGCGGGGCAACCGCTCATGGCAACATACGCGACAGCCAGCAAACAACTATTAAGCAACTACGCGTGCATATCCACGCTCGAGCCAACCGATATACAGGTTGGCGACAGCGTGGTTGTTGGCTCGCTTGGCGCACCGTTTAACGGCACGTTCACCGTTTTAAATTGCCCACAATATTTATACACGGGCGTAGACGGCACAACTGGCGAATGGACATTTGACAGCGACACTCAAATACCAAACCAAATATTGTTCGCTTGCACAGGTAGCGACGTTGATTTTGCGGCGATCTACACCGGCACAGTTACGTTTACACCAACGTGTACGTGGATAACGGCCGCAAACCTAGTCACTTATTTGGGTGTGTCAATTACTAACCCGTCAGATGATTACACGCTGATTACGCAGTCGGTTAGCGCGGCTAACCAGTTTTGCAGTCGTCGACGTGCTGAGGCAGGCTACAACGACAGTCTCAGCACAAGCCCGTCAGGTGACGTAACGCTAGGCACGCTCATGTACGGTGCAGCGTTGTGGCGTAGTCGAGGCAGTCTTGAAAACGTGTTTGCGTCGTTTGACAACATGGGTACAGCACCACAACAATCATTGACACCGATCGTCAAACAGTTGCTAGGTATCGACCGACCAGCGGTGGCCTAAATGCCAGCACCATACACCGACGTGTTAAACGTCGCCATAGACGACATCACAGCAACGCTCACAGCCGTCACAGGTTTACGGGTCGTAAACGACCCAACAAAACTTGTACCAAATTGCGTGTTTTTGTTAGCGCCACGTTTCACGACAACGGCAGGCAACGGCAACGTTATAAGAGTTGATTTCCCCGTCAAAGTTGTCGGCAGCGGCCCGGCAGGTTTGCCCGTGTTGCGCGAAATTTTGCAGATATCCGCAACCGTGTTGGGGTCGTCAATTATCGTTACGTCAGGACAACCAAGCACACTTGAAATCGGCGGCCAGGAATTCCCTTGCTACGATTTGACTTGTGCATTAGCAGGGATAACAGCATGACCAAATATTTAGTTAACAGCAATCGACTAGACGGCCTTAAACGGGGCGACATTATTGACGGCAAAGACTTGAGCGACGCAAACATTGCACACCTAGTCGAGAGCGGTCACCTATCCCCACAAGACGATAAAAAACATGGTAAAACTAAAGAGATAACAGAGGAGTAGAACATGGCAGCAACAACAACGGTTTACTTGAGCAACCCGGCACTCACGATCAACGCGGTCAACCTGACCGATCAATGCACGAGCGCAAGTTTGACATTTGGTTACGACCAACTTGAGACAACGGCGTTTGGTGACACCGCACGATATTTCGGTGGCTCAGCGGTCACGTCGCTGCAAAACAATTCGTTTGAGATCGAGTTGTATCAGTCGTATGCTGCCAGCGAAACAGAAGCAACGATCTACAGTTTGGTCGGTACACAAACGACGATTGTTATTTCGCCGACCGCTGCAGGTTTGGCTACACCTAGTGCAACTGCACCAAAATATACTTTGACCGGGTGTTACTTGGCTTCACATACGCCAATTAACGCGTCGCTTGGGGAATTGTCAACTGTTACGTTGACGTTTAATGGTGGGGTGCTTACTAAAGCAACGTCATAGTTTTACGGCGTTTGCCGTAACAAAATAAACGAGCCATAACTGGCCGAGAACAGGACAGGCATGAAACTAAAACTAAAAGTTGACCTGAACAACGGGTCAGCGCCAGTCGAAATGACAACCAATATGTTTGTTATTTGCGAATGGGAACGCACAGAAAACCGCAAAATATCCGACGGTAAAGGTATAGGGTACACCGATCTTGTTTGTTGGGCGTTTCATTTGTTGAAACTTAACGGTGAAACGTTGCCGCCAAATTATCGTGACTGGGTTAAACAAAACCCAAACATGACCATTGAGGCGATAGACGAGACAAACCCAAACCCTACGGCGTAGGCAGTTACCGACGGCAGTTAGCAGAATTGTTGGCTGCAACAGGGTACTGGCCTACGAATATCGAGTTTGACACGCGTGACCTATTGACGGTGATTACAGTATTAAACAAAGCAAACAAAAGGTGACGTATGCCAGCAACTACAACAATTGAAATTGTCGGCGTGAAAGAAGCAATAAACAGTTTGCGTAAAATCGACCCACAGTTACAAAAAGATTTTAAAGAGCAAGCAATACAAATTGCACAACCAGCAGTTAAAGCCGCTCAAGACGTATACAAAGTGTTTTCGGTTAAATTGCCATTGTCCGGCATGAAATACAAATGGCGAGAAGAAGGCCGAAGTAGATTAAATTTTCCGTTTACGGTTGAAAAAGCCGTCAACGGTGTCAAGGTTAGATTTGATACACGTCGAGGCGCAATCGGTGTAATTTTGATTGAACAAAAAGACCCTGCTGCAGCAATTTTTGAAAGTGCTGGTCGAGCGAATTCAAACAAACTCGGTAATGCGCTTGGGTTTGTTGGTGCTGGTCGCACTCGAATAATAGGGCCAGCCGTTTATAAAGCGCGACGAGGTATTGAAACCGAAATGGAAAAAATGATTTTAGACACCATTAAAACGGTGCAAAAGGAATTGTAAACATGGCTCTTGGTATTCCTATTGTTTCCGAGTTTGACGGCAAAGGCATTGATAAAGCCATCAAAGAATTTAAACAACTTGAAACTGCTGGTGAAAAAGCACAATTTGCAATCAAAAAAGCGGCATTGCCTGCTGCTGCTGCGCTTGCTGGTATGGCTGCTGCGGCAGGCCCGGCAATTTCTGCTGCGTCAGATTTAGAAGAAAATCTAAGCAAAGTCAATGTCATTTTTGGTGAAGGCGCAAAAGAAATAGAAAATTTTTCTAAGACCGCCGCAACAGCGTTAGGTCAATCACAAAATGCCGTTTTGCAGGCTGCCGGTACGTTTGGCACATTTGGCAAAGCGGCTGGTTTAGGGGGTGTGCAACTTGCAAAATTTAGTAACGATTTTACGGCTCTTGCTAGCGATCTCGCGTCGTTTAATAACACTACGCCTGAGGAAGCGATTAACGCGATAGGTGCGGCACTTCGAGGCGAAGCAGAACCGTTACGACGCTTTGGTGTTTTGTTAGATGACGCAACGCTTAAAGCAGCAGCAATGTCGCTTGGTATTTATGAAGGTAGCGGCGCGTTAACAGCGCAACAAAAGGTGCTTGCAGCACAAAAAGTTATTTTTGAACAAACAACTGACGCACAAGGCGATTTTGCTCGTACAAGTGACGGTTTGGCGAATAGTTCTCGAGTGCTTAAAGCACAATTAGCCGATTTGCAAGTTGCGGTAGGCAAAGGTTTGTTGCCGGTCGTACAAGCAATTTTGCCGCCGCTAAAACAATTTGCTGCATGGGCGGCTGAAAATCCGCAACAGTTTTTATTTGTGGCAAAAGCAATAGCGGCCGTTAGTAGTGCAATAATTGTTTTGAACATTGCCTTGAATTTGAATCCGATCGTTGCAATCACAAGTGCAATTATTGCGTTATCAGGTGCAATGATTTATTTAGAAAAAAGAACAAATGCATTGTCTGAGAGTTGGGGTCGTTTTGGTTCAATCATTCGACTTGTGCTCGGCCCGTTGTATGACGTGTTTGCATTGGCTGCCAAATTGGGTTTAATTGACAAAATTAGTTTGCCAAGTTTTACACCGTCAACATCAAATGCAGGTGTATCGGATTTACCGCCAGCATTGCGGTATGCGCCGCCAAGAATAACTACCCCGACTATGCCAGTTACACCGTCGGTTATAACAAGCGGTGGTGGTGGCGGCGGTGGCGGTGGCTCGAGTGGCGCACAAACAAGTGTTGGTGGCACGGCAGGCGGCGCACAAATTGGTGCGCTAACAACGTTTGGTATGGCTGAACGTATCG